AAAAGCCTTAATAGTAAATATTGAAATAAAAAACATACCAAGCCATATAAATGTTATATTTGATGGCGGAGCCTTTAACGGCGGGGTTGCTTTAGGTATAGCCCTCTACTTAAAGTGCATGGAAGAGCATAAACTCCTGAAGGTTCATGCCATTTCTGGTTGCAGTATTGGTTCTGTCTTAGCCATGTGGTATTTAACCGGTTGTAAACTAGAAGGTATAACCTATTTTGAACAATTCATGACCTCTTATAAAAAAAATGCGAATCTTCATTCTTATAAATCCATTATTTTATCATTTATTAATTCTATATTTCTTACCGCTGATGCTGAGAATGCTGAGAATGCTGATACTGATGCTCATGCTGATAATGCGATACTTAATAAATTAAATGGACATCTATTCATTACCTATTATAATATTAAGAAACATAAACAAAAAACCGTATCTAGGTTCAAGAATAAAGCGCATCTTATTGAATGTATTATGCGTTCGAGTCATATACCCTATCTTATGGATGGGCAAGCTAGTTATAACAAAAAATATATGGATGGAATATCTCCGTATATTTTAAAAAATGGTTTACCAAATTTATTTATAAAATTATTGACTTTTAATAAATGTACTAGAGCATTTATGATAAAATCTGAAAATAATATTCATTATCGTTTAATAACAGGTGTGGCGGATGTGAATGATTTTTTTACAACAGGACATTCAGATATGTGCAGTTTCGTCGATAAATGGTCTTATCTTAATATTTTTCAATTGCGTTTTAGGGAAATATTGAGTTTTTTAATATTTTCTCTCATCGGATGGTTAATTGTCCTTAAAAATTATTTGCCTAAAAGAGTAACAAACTCTTTATTATATAATGGAACGATTAACTCAGTTAATGGGTTGTATAGTGATTTAGTAGGGAAGATATTGGTCTAACCAACCAACCTTTTGGAACAACCTTTTGGGAAAAGGTTGAACCAAAACCCAACACTACGTATGTATTTTTATTATATCAAATTGATAATGTATTTAGACCCGATTAAAATACATACGTAGATTGTGGGTTAGTCTACTTCGATTGAAGTTTTTATAAAAGTGTATTTTCTAAAAGTGTGTTTTGGTTCAACCTTTTCTTAAAAGGTTGCTTTCAATTGCTCTAATCAACTTCTCTGGATCTTTTGTTGCATAAGCTACAACTCTTCCTGTACTCGCTATTGTAACTTTATACGTATTTTTATTATTATTCTTTCGGATGATGTAGGGCATATACATATATATTATTATTATTATTCACAATTTGTCAAACATGCCTGTATCGGCACAGAAAAACAAAAATCTTTTGGATAGCCTTGATCTAGGCATGAAGTTAAAGATTCATAACCTTCTTTTTTATTTGCTAAATATTGATACATTATGCCATTGAAAAATATAAATAAAATAAGTATAAATATATATATGTATAGCATCTATATAGTACTTTTATAAAAAGTACAACAAAAAATCTAATATAGTACTTTTATAAAAAATACAACAAAAAATCTAATATAGTACTTTTATAAAAAGTACATTAAAAAAACCTTGATTTGTATTTCTTTATTGTCTTAGTCTTAGTCTTCTTATTATTTTTCCTCCCTGTTTTATTACCTTTATCATTTTTCTCTCCTGGTGTATATCTCAAAAAATACTCGTCATATTCCTTACTACCCTTTTTATTCTTCAACTCCTTAAATTTCTCCGCCTTTAAAGCCCGAATCGTTTCCAAACTCTCTGACGTATTACCATAACAATTAATACTAAATCGTTTCAATAATCCCTTTTGTTCTAAACGGTTTTTGGCTTGTACCTGAAATAAATATTGCGCCATACATAAAATGCGATCATGGTCATAATAAGGGCGATCCGCGTAGATAAACGCCAGGAAAAAATTCAACATTGTATCAATCGTCGCCACTTTTACCACATTATTTCCAATTTTAATGGTATTATAACTGTGACAGGCAATCGGTTCATAAATAAAGCAAATAGTATCTTCGTCAACCACAATTTCATAATGCGGGGCAATAATTTCACCCACGCCAGGTTTCTTATATACCCGAATATTTTTAAAACCCTCTGCCGTCAATCTCTCCTTGATAATGGTGGCAGCCATTTTGGGATCATCTGCTAAAACGTCAAAATCCGGGACTTTCTGAATAAACTGCTGCTGTTCTTTTGGCATATATTTTCCATAAAGACTACTCGCAAATCCACCGATAAAGACTAAACCGAGATCCATCATGGTATCTTTCACTGTATCATATATCACACTAGAATCTTCCGCCTTCCCTTCAAAATCCCGAATAAAGTTCATGGCATTGCACTTTGGATTCTTCATAGGATAATGTTTATTAAGTAAAACGAGTCTTTTATACACTTTCTCCCAGCGACTAATATCCCCCATAGGTCGCGAGAGCTCTTTATATACCGCCATGCGTAAGAAATTGGGCGGCGCGTAATAAATCCCATTTATTTTAATACTATCTTTTAAGACGGTTTTAAAAAGTTTAGACTCCATATGAGTCACGTCAGCGACGGGAATAAAGTTCACAAATACTTTATAGGTACCGACGTGGACGGCTGCCCTGGCTTCGACATCATTATAACCCAGTTTATTATAAATATCGGCGAGTTCTTTGGCATCGGTTAAAGCATTGGATGAATAAAAATCGTAGTCTGGTACTTCGACATCTTTATTATAGAATTGATCATATTCGGGTAAGATATTATTAATGGCTGTGCCACCATAACAAATTAATCGTTTTTTTTTTAAGAAGTTTTCTAAAATGTCGATAATTTTTAGGATTTCGGGAGATTGAGCAACGGCTTTTCCTTGACGCTCTTCGGCTTTATCTACGGCACTTCGAAGGATATCGAGTTCTTTTTCTTCGAATGTTTGTTGCTTATCTTTATATTTAGGGGTATTTTTATGTTTTTTGTAAGACATCACTAATATACACTTTTAAAAAAAAAGTGTGGCAAAACACACTTTTAAGAAAAGTGTGGCAAAAATACAACCTTTTAAAAACAACCTTTTGAAAACAACCTTTTGGAAAAAGGTTGAACCAAAAAACACAACCTTTTGGGAAAAGGTTGAACCAAAATACAACCTTTTCCTAAAGTATAATTTACATAAAATTATACTTTACCTAAAATTACACTTTAGCGCGTATCCCTTTTGCTGTACTTTTCTTAAAAGTACACTTTACGCGCTTTAGCGCGTATCCCTTTTGCTGTACTTTTCTTAAAAGTACGGTTAGATGGTAAAATTATAATAATCCGATGAAATATCGCGCTTCTCATAAGAATACGCGGGATTCGGCGGAGGCGGCACCGGAATCGTCACCGGGATATAACGCAGTTCAATAGGCTTCAAAACAAACGCACTCCCCGCTGTATCAAACATTTCATTATAATACTCTAAACTCGGGTCATAACTTTGCAAGGAGAGTGCTGCCATTTGGCAACCATAATTCAGCGATAACGTCGCCGAAGGATTCTTAATACTAGTGGATAAATCCGGCAAAACAATAGACATATTCTTTTTATTGAACTCAATTAATTCTTGCATATCTGGTGTATATTTGACATCATGAAAACGGAGTGCCCGCATAAAAATCGAATTACTAGCGATATTGACATATTCATCTAATAAAGTATCACTAAATAGTGGATTAGTTTTATCTACCATGATAATAACTTTTCCCATTAAATCTTTTAGGGATGTTTGTCCAATATTTCCGCCATTATTTTCATAGCTAAAACTCTTACCCAGTAACCGCCGTCCCAATGTGCTATATAATGTATTTGCCATTAGGTCATAAATAGGTTTATTATTACTCATAATCCGTAAATGGATGAGGAGAGGATCACCAGGATTAGGACAGGTGCTGCCAGAAAAGGCATACTCACTAATAATACTCATGGCATTCGCGAAGGATACGCTATTATAGGCTTCTTTTATATCAAAGTTATTTTGCGAGGAGACGGAAACGACAGGCACATTATCCACCGAATAAATTTCGAAATCTAAACAGCGGACGCCCTGCCGGATGCAGTTCTTCAAGGCACAGACATTGACAAAATCATTCTTCACAGTCCCGGCGGAGCAACAATTATAAGCGGTTTTTATATAATAGTCACGTAAATCGTGACTATAGGTCTCATTACCAATACTTATGGTATGGAGAGAAGGGAAGTTTTTATATAATTTATTCATGTTACTACAATTTTTATTATCTAAAGTTAGTTTGTCATAAATCCACCATATTATAATAATAAGGATTAATATTACTATAGCTATAACAACAATGCCGACCATACCTATATTTGTCTTTACTGCAGACATAGCTCTTGAAATGTCTTCTTTACTATAAGCCATTTGTACTTATATTAGACAACTATTTTTGTATAAAAACTATTTTTGTATAAAAACTATTTTTGTATAAAAACTATTTTTTGTTTTTTACCATTTTTTACCATTTTTTACCATTTTTGTATGTTTATATACAAAAAAATAAGGTTAAATATAAATTGTTCCTATACTATAATATACTATGCCCGGAGGATTATTAAATTTGGTAGCATATGGAAATCAAAATGTTATATTAAATGGCACACCCACAAAAACCATGTTTAAAACGACCTATGCTAAATACACCAACTTTGGTTTACAAAAATTTCGGATAGATTTTGATGGTTCCCGCAATTTGCGAATGACCGAATCATCCACGTTTACCTTCAAAATGCCGCGATATGCTGATTTGATAATGGATACGTATTTAGCAGTGACTCTGCCGACCATTTGGAGTCCCATTTTTCCGCCTGTCTGCCCCAACGACAATACGGCATATTATAATGGCGATGGGAATTGGCGCCCCTATGAGTTTAAATGGATTGACAATTTGGGGACTCAAATGATTAAAACTGTCACGTTACGCCTAGGGGGACAAATCATTCAGAAAGTCTCAGGGCAATACTTATTAAATTTGGTGGAGCGGGATTTTACCTCGACCAAGAAAGAATTGTATTATGCGATGACGGGTAATACGGCGGACTTAAATGACCCGGCAAATTCCGGCTGCAGACGCAATGTCTATCCAAATGCCTACTATAACGCAACACAGCAAGGTCCCGAACCCTCAATCCGTGCACGAAAAATATATATTCCCATAAATATTTGGTTTACGATGGCGGCAAAAATGGCTTTTCCGCTCGTCTCTCTCCAATATAATGAATTTTATATTGATATTGAAATGCGCCCGGTGGATGAGCTCTTTGTGGTCCGTGATGTGTTAAGTACCGATATGTGTTATGTGCAGGCGAATCAAACCGTGCCGGAATTCTTATTTAGTCGTTTTTTACAACCGCCGCCGAATCCTCAACTCGATTATAGTAATTCCGATACGCGGACCGATTGGGCAGCCGATGTGCATTTAATTACGACTTACGCCTTTCTCTCGGAGGATGAAGTGAAACTATTTGCATCACAACAACAACAGTATTTGATTAAAGAAGTGTATGAGTATAGTTTTCAAAATATCACTGGTACAAGCCGCATTCCCCTAGATAGTTTAGGGTTAATAGCCAATTGGATGTGGTATTTTCAAAGGAGTGATGTAAATCTGAGGAATGAATGGTCTAATTATACGAACTGGCCATATAATTATGTACCCTATGATTTGCAGTGCCCGCCGACAGCCCTAGATGGCGATGAATATGCATTCAATTATCCTAAAGACTGTAATAATCCAATAACAACCTTAGAACCCTATTACCCAGCGGTCAATCCTCTAAATAATACTCCTACCAATATATTCATCACAGGGATGTTTCAGCCAGGCAATCAACAATCAATTATGGCAAAATGGGGTTTACTGCTCGATGGTAAGTATAGAGAAAATACTTTAGATGCCGGGGTTTTACAATATGTTGAAAAATATACTAGATCGGATGGCTTCGTAAATGAGAACGTGTATTGTTATAATTTTGGCTTGCATACGAGTCCGTATGATTTTCAGCCGAGTGGTGCGATTAATTTGAGTAAATTTAAAAATATCGAATTTGAAATTACGACGTTCCAGCCACCTCTCGACCCGTCGGCGCAAGTATTTGTCATTTGTGACCCTGTGACGAATGATATAATAGGCGTGAATAGTCCCTCCTGGAGAATTTATGATTATAATTTCGATTTGACGATATTTGAAGAGCGGTATAATATTTTAACATTTACATCGGGTAATGCTGGGTTGATGTATGCTAGGTAATAGTAATAGTAATAATAATAATAAAAATAATAATAAAAATAATAAAAATAATTTATAAATAATTTATTTATTTATTTATTTATAAATTTTATCACACGGATTTAAGTGCGGGAAGCAGCGGCTGCGGCAGAGGCAGCAGCACCGGCAGCGCGGGAAGCCTGGGCAGCGCGGGAAGCGGCAGCGGAGGCACCACGGGCAGCGGAGGCAGCACGGGAAGCCGAGGCACCACGGGCAGCGGAGGCGGCACGACGAGCAGCCTTGGCGGCACCACGGGAAGCGGAGGCAGCGGCACCGGCAGCGCGGGAAGCACCGCGGGCAGCGGCACGCTTAACAGTCTTGGCGCGGCTAGAAACGCGCATTTTACGAGAACGAGAACGAGAATGTCTGCGACGATGTGTTTTTGCCATTTATATATATATAAAATATAATTTTTTTTTAGAATTGCTAAAATAAAGAATTAATTATCTTAAAAGAATTATCTTAAAAGAATATTTTTCTATTATTTTGCCACACTTTCTATTTACTTATGAAAAAAGTGTTTTTTTGCCACACTTTTCCTAAAAGTGTTTTCCTAAAAGTGTAAAAAGTGTTTTTTTGCCACACTTTTCCTAAAAGTGTAAAAAGTGTATTTTTGCCACACTTTTCCTAAAAGTGTGTTTACCAAATAGTATCCGTATTTGACCACCACATCCCATCCCCCTTCTTTATTCCAAATATTTGCCTAAATATGGCTAATCTCGATAATGGGCAATTAACTCTATATTTCTCTAAAGGATGCGGATTTATTTTTAATTGAGCTTTTAAAGCATTCTTATATATTTTCTGTTTTCCCTGAATGGCTATATATGTATAAAACATCTCTAAACGATTGCGTTTAACAATATCTATATATTCCATTAGAACTTGATTGTCCATTAAATATTCTTCTATGAGAGATAATCCAGAAATATCCGCTAAATCTTCGCCCACCCCGAAAGAAGCATCAAATTCAATCCCATCCCGCGCCGCAAATTCTTCATATTGCTTAATAACATTATCAATCTTGGACTGAAATATTTTCCGGTCGCTCGGTGTCCACCAATTATGTAAATTGCCATTTTCATCAAACTTACTACCAACATCGTCTAAAGCATGCGACAATTCGTGACCGATCGTATATCCCACATAAGTCAAGTTATATTCTAAACCTTTTTCGGCTAAATCAATAAAGGGCGGTTGCAAATATGCTAAAGGAATATAAATAGAATTACCTGTCAGTATATAATAAGCATTTACCATATAGGCTTGCGTGCCGACCAACTTAAAGTTCTTCCAATCAATCTCT